AATTCTCAACTTGGTCAGCTGGAACTTTAATTACGTCATTTTGATTTTCCTTGAAATTAAACTTAGAGAATTCAAGCACTCCTGGGTATTCTAGAGTAAGCTCCATTTTACCCTTAGGCGTTGATCCTGTAAATCCAATATCCTCAATCTTATCGGAAGTAACCCAAGCTGGTAGTTTAACCTTTAACTCAGCATTGTTATCTCCATAGTGATCTTGTTTAGTTGTATCTATTTGAAGTGTGATAGAGTTAAGATTAGCTGGGGCAGAATTTATATAATTAAACAATCCAGTAAAATCTGAGCTATTCCCTGCAGTTACTTCTATTCTAGTTAACCCACTCCAATCTTCATCTTCTTTAAGTGATAAGTTTTCGATTCCCACGTAATTAGGTAAAGCGATGCTAATACTACTAATCGGCATAAGGTTATTCTTAGATCCGTCAGTAGATTCTTTAGCAAACATTCTACCTGCTGTGATAGTTAAATCCGTACTACTAGATACTTCTCCCTTATGGAATAATGTAGTAAAGTTCTTAAGTTGATTATAAGTTATTGTGTAGTCAGGTAAGTGAAGTTTCAGTTTTCCTGCGTTGTAATTAGCCTCCGCTGCTTTAGATAGAAGACTTCCTCCCTGGTTAGAATCAACTCCTCTTCCTCCAAACTCTCCAGTAGTCGCGAAAGACAGATTAGCGAATTTTACACCTTCTAAGAGTCCCTTAATTACGGAGTATTGATAATGCATGTCACTACTGTCAGAGGATTGAGGGAATATTTCAACCCTAGTGATTGTAGTAGACTCATTGATTTCCTTAAGAAGCTTATCTGTAATAGTAGGGTTGGGTAGATTATAGAATGAGCCTCCTGCACCAAAAACTACTTTACCTCCTGTTTCACTAGCATCTAATAGTTTACCTACATTACTATCTCTTTGGAAGAACTCTATCAATCTATCTACTGAACCTGCAGCTGGACTATTGTCTTTAACTATAAACTTAAGTCCATCTATATTAATCGATTCATCTAGTGGGTGGTGACTTGAAAGATCTTCTGTAAATGATTGACTTGGAATTGTATCTTTACTTAAATTAACTGTTCCGGTAAACTTCTTAATCTTTCTCGTAAGTTCATTTGGAGTTGTTAATTTATAAGTAGTAGTTTGGAGTAATAAAATATCCGCACTTGATGTAGTAGTCCCTGTAGTTTTAACATTAATAGTCTCTAGTGGAAGTTCGTTTATTACAGTATCACTTGAGTACATGAACATCTTTTCTACTTGAGACTTATTAGTTACTGTAAGCTCTGTGATTTTACCGTAATTCCCTATACTAACTCCTGGGAATGTAGATGGCAATTCTAAGCTTCCTGTAAAATCAAATCTACCGTTATTAGTATCTATCTTTGTAATTCTCTCTAAATCACTCTTCTCAACATCATAAATAATTCCTGAGTTAAAATTCGCTACTGAACTAAAGTCTGGATACTCTGTCATTGTAGTTGGGAATTTAATCTTCTTAACGTTTTGTAGAGCTGGTTTAGTCTGAGCATTCTCTAAGTTAATTGAATGAGAACCGCTAAGATCTAGTAATTCAATCTCTGCCCCTTTTGTTTGTTCATCTGTGTAAGAGTTAGAAATAGTACTTGTAACATATCTCTTAATTTTACTTCCTGATACAAACGGTGAAATAGCCTGTGAAGATGGGTTTAGTGAAGAGTATCTATTTAAGTCAAATGTATCAATATCTGCATAAATAGAACCTCCCTCCCAACTTGCTATAGAAATCTCACTTTGAATACTTGTTACTGGGAATTTACCGTGGAATGCTCCTTGATGTAGAGACACACTTCCTGGATTCCAACTTCCTGCTACATCTCTAATTTCAGTAATCTCAGCTCCTTTAAATACATTCTTAGGGAAATCTGTTGTGTTAGCAGGGATCATTCTCACCTTACTATCCATGAACATCCCCTCTGTAAGTTTACCTTCTAACTCTCTAGGTACTTCTGAAATCGCTGACCCTTTGAATAAATATTTCCCGTAAGTTCTAGTTTCTTGTGACCATGTATTTGGAAATTCGAATCTAGTAAGTGGGTATCCTTCAAGAGAGTAGTCTTTAAGATTTACTAGTGAGTTTGGTAATTTAATATTTGTATAGTTGATTGGGTTTATAGAACGGAAATTAGGAAGCCACTTTTCAGGTAGTTCTGTTATTCCTTCTTCTAAATCAATCATTATTTTAAAAATTTGTTCGTTACTAGGTTGACCCAAATTGTTCTTTACCTTATAAGCTCTTTCAATAGTTCCTAGTGGTATGCCCCTACCAGTTGAATCGGTTACATACATATTGAAAACCCCTGCTTCTGGTAATTGAACGAAATAAGTTGAGCTTGGTTCTAGTACACTTGGTAATTCGCTAACTATATACTCCATGTTCCGATTCTTTGGTTAGTTATTGTTGATGGTTTAAATGTGATAAGCTGAGTGTTCTTTACTACATATATCTCAGTCAAATCTCCCTGTTCATTTTTAACGTAATATGTACCGTCCTTAGCTCTGTCGATTTCATCTTTACTATTCACTATAAACACAGTCTCTTTTGGAGGTTCTGGTGTAGCTAGTGTATGATCGAATCTATGTCCACCTAATACAGCTATAATCTTCTTAATTGAATGTGAAACTGCATCTAGTAGGAAATATACCTTATCACCAGTATCAGCAAGACTAACCTGTGACTCTGATGTAACAAGTTCTACCTCTTTTCTTTCTGCTGGTTGTTGTGGCTGTGGTGTTGGTGGTACATTTGGTTGTGGAGTAGGAACTGGCTGTGGAGCGTTATTGTCTGTAGTTGGGATGCTAAGTGTATAAATAACTCCTTCCTTAACTACATAAACTTCTTCTACCTTATCTGCTACTCTTTTATAATATACACCCTCTTTGCTTGGATCTACGTCAGCTTTACCTGCTACTAGATTAACTGAAGGACTTATAGTTTGAATTCCCCCTGTTCTTGCCTTTATTTCTAGATCATCTTTTGTTGGGTTGTAGACGATCATAACAGACTCATCAAGGTGGAATCTATTGTTCTTTAATGAAACTACTGAGTCCTTATTGTCGTTATCCACTCTCCCCGGTACACTCGGCTGTTGAGGCTGTTGTGGTACTTGAGGTTGTTGTGGAGTCGGCGATGGACGGTAGTTATGTGAAAAATTATTTAACGGCATGCCTATCTGTTATTTTATTATACTATTTTTGGAGGAGTCTGGGTTATTTCTCTAGTTCCCAGTCTGTTGCTTCACTTAAATACATCCCTTTGTTTTCATATCCAGCTAAACTTTCTTTACACTCTTTCTGCGTAACGATAAGTAGTCCTAATTTGAAAAGCTCGTTAATGTACTCTACTTCAGACGGGAATTTAGATTTATTTATTTTAAGAACTTCAGCGAGTATTTTAACCTGATCATAAGAATAGCTAACGTAACGAGTTTTATGTCCTTGTATACGTTCATCCTTAATCTTCTCTGTTTTCATTACTCCCTCAGTCTCATTCCAAACTTCTACTTCTTCTTCTATCTCTTTAAAACACGTATCGACAATTCTAAGGGTATAAGTTTGGGTAGAGGGTCTATTTATAATCTCCTCTATCTCTATTCTTATAAATCCTGACTTAGCCTCACCGAAAAATAGTTCTTTGTTTGATCTAATTGCTATCATCTTCTTACTTTAGAATTGCCTTTATGTACACTCTCTTTGGATTGACACCTCTTGCAGAAAATACATTAGCCTTCTCTGGTAATCTAAGGTGGTTCACTCCGTTCTTTTGAATTAATGCATCTTGAGGGTTTGCCGTTCTTACTATAGTGTTGTTATCATATACTACTGTGAACTCTTGAACCTCTAAAATGTTATCTATATTCGGTATGTTTCTGATTAGTACGGTTTGTATATCTGGCTCATTTGGTCCTAATCTTGAAATATCTAAATTATTACCCCAAGGGAACCAGCTGTCAATTACGAAATCATCTACTCCTAATTTTATTTCAGAAACGTGTGGTTGCCATTCAGTAGCCTTAGTTCCTCTTTCGATCTTATACTTTCTAACATCTATAGCTAATCCTGGTACGTTTGCATTAAATCCACTCCAATCCGTATCATTAGTCCAATTCTCTCTCTTAAGTCTAGTCCAAACATTAGGTGGTACATTTTGACCCCAGATTGTTATGCTGCTTGTGTGAGAGTGTCTAAAGTCCATTGATATAGAGTAACCCCCTTTGTTAGTATCAGGTATCTTCTCTAAATTACCCATGTTGAATCCATAAACTCCAACTGGTGTATCTGAAGCTGGTGTATATCTAACAAAGTAACCTGTAGCATCTGATAAAACTTGAGCTGTTCCAGATTTAGCTGAGTTAGGTGTAAACATAGGTGTAGCTGTTCCTTTTGCTAGGTTGTTTATTCCTATTACGATATTCTCTATTTTGCTATCAACTTGAGCTTTAGAATATCCATCTACTACAGCACCTCCACCTGAAACTACTCCAAACTCTAAAATCTTCTCTGTAATAAATCTAGCTAACTTTCTATGACCAGCTTTATTAGGGTGAAGTCCATCTGAATAGTATAATTGGTGGTTGAAGTTTGTAAATCCTACCTCTCTTGTATCGATATATTTAAGACCATAAAGTTTTGCTATTTCAATTACCCTGTCTGCATACTTATCTACTACTGCACTTATATCTGCCTCTGAGTTCTCGCTAAACGCTTTTAATGGAGTAAGAAGAACCACCTCTGCCTTAGCATGTCTCTTAAGCAGCTTCTCTAGGTATAATTGATATGCTCCTGTGAACTCTCTGAAATTAGTGTTGTTGTTATCCCAGGTTCCTAGACTTCCTTTTGGCTTAATAGTCCCTAAATTATTACTGTGACCTTCAACTCCATCATTTCTAAGGTCATTCGCTCCTATTAAGATGAAGATGTAGTCGCTATCCTCTGCTAATAATTCAGTTCTACCTAAAGTAACATTATAGTAAGACCCATCAGTTAATTTGGTAGCCTGCATTGTTGTACCAGAAATAGCATCTATACTTCCTTTAGTCCCTCCTGTAAGCTGTAATAATTGACCTACCCATGTATCATTGAAAGTATAGCCAGTAGCAGTCTTATATTCCTTAGAAGTGTCTCCAAAGTTAGTTATAGAGTCTCCTACAAATGATAACTTTTTAGCTGCTAGTTTGTTTACCGCATTTGGAACTGGAGCTGGAGCAGTCTTTTCACCTACAGCATTCATTGGTACTACATTCACAGACCCATCATGATTCATTACCATTACTTTAGCTCTGGATGTATCTGCAAGGTCTAATGTATATGTTGTATTTAAATTAAGCTTACCGTTGATTGTTAGGAATCTCTCATTGAAATTACCGTAGATCAAACTCTGTGAAAGCTCTGTTCTTGTTGTTTTTGAGTTATGAATTGCTAGTAGTCCATCGTGAGACCCATTAGGTATATTGATATGTTGACCTATAACTACAGAGTTGGCCATATTAGTTACCCCTCTAGCTGTATAGTTGAAGTTTCCGATTACTAGGTTGTTATAACTTCTATATTGTGTAGTAGCCCCTGAAGCACATCCTATAAATACACTCCCAACTACTCTAGTACCATTTGTTGTTAGTAGAGCTTTGGAACCGATTAAGATTGATGCTGCATTGGCTGAAATTGTATTATCTTGTGTGTTAAAGTTGAATAGATCTGTAGCTGCCCATTTCTGTCCTCCCGTAAGATAAGATTCAAATATAGGCGAAATGCTAGTTATATCATCTTTTCCTTTTCTAGCATTTGGGTGTAGTCCATTACCTGCTTCTGCTCCAATAATCGTTAAGGATGTACCCTCTGTTAAATTAGTCCCAGAGTTGTAACCTATGATTGTGTTATTATTTCCAGTTACTTGTTTATTTCCTGCAAAAGCTCCTATGTAAGTATTGTTTTTACCTGCTGTTAGTGAAGCCGCAGCCGACATACCTACCCATGTGTTGTAAGATCCTGTTCTAGCTTTTACATTCTCTTCATTATAAGTACCAAATCCAAAGTCGTATGATGGGTAATAAGCTCCAATAGCGGCTGCGTTACTCCCTTTCTTTGGATCAGCTGTACCATAAAAGAATTGAACTGGTCTACCTGCATAGTCTCCTTCAGCTAGTATATCTTTTAATGAACTAACACTTGAACTCCCTCCTCCTAGAGCTATAGCCTTACCTTTTGAGTCAGTGATAAGGGATTTAGCTTCTGTCTCTGAGGTTTGGTGTATGTATATTGTATGCGGGTCATTTCCTGTACTTCCTGGTGTAGGTGATGTCCCCGATTTCTTTATTAATTTATACTTTATTTTATTCTCTGACATTTCTCTGTGAACTACCTCTAAAGTGAGGCTTCAAAGGTTACAGCTCTTAGTTAATCTAAGCAGCTATCCTTGATTTTAACTCTATGTTCCTCTAGAGCTTTATTTTTAATATTAAGAGCTGCATTTAAGTCTCTATCTAAGGTTGAACTACAGTTAGGACATTGCCAAGCTCTTTGGTTTAACTTTAAATTATCATTTTTATAGTTACACTTATGACACAACTTTGAGCTAGGGAAAAAGGTATCAACTTGTAATATGTTTTTACCTTTTAGTTTAGCTTTATAGGTTAGCATATTGATAAACATAGCCCAACCAGCATCACTTATATGTTTAGCTAA